CTGGCAGCGGGATTCCCCTGGAGCGCAGCAGTCTCGTAATGCTGGCGAAGGGTGTGTCCGTCGGCCTGCGGCAGCGCGAGCTCCAGGACATGGCGGGCGAACGCTAGGAGCCGGTCCCGTTCGCCGGCAAGAAATTTGCCCGCTTCGCCATGCCTCTCTCGACCTGCTCGCGGATCTCGGGGATGCGGGGATCGGTATAGAGCTTGCGCGCATTCTCGCGCGAGAAGGGGAAGGCCTCGCCGAAGAAGGTCGCGCCCTCGGTCCAGCCGACCGTCGCGATCACCAGGCGCTCGATACCCTCGCTTTCGATGTCCTCGTGCGTGCGCGTGCCGCGCATCGCCACGCGCGAGCTCTCGAGGACCTGCTCGCGATAGGCGCGAACGCGCTCCTGCATGACCGCGGAATCCTCGCCGAGTACGCGAATCCGGAATCCGGTCGGCTTGCCGGTCTTGATGTGAAGAATCTCGAGCTCGATGCCCTGGTCGGCCTGCGTCTTCGTGTCGAAGACGGACAGGTCGATGCTGCCGTTGCCATTCATGGGAACTCCTTGGGGAACGGTGCAGATGTCTGCACCGGCATGCGAGACGGGCCGGGAGCCGGCCAGCCTTTGAAACCGGACCTACTAAGCCTGGCTATCCTGGATCTGGAAGGTGGTCTGCTCGGTCTGCACGCCGGCGCCGCCGGCGAAGTTGTAGAGCGCGGTGAAGGGCAGCGTGATGATCAGCGCCTTGTCGCCGTCATCGCGGTCGGCCGCGCCGAACTTGATGCGCGGCAGGGCGAAGGAGAGAAAGTCCGACCCGACCGCGCTCGAGGCCGATAGCGCCACGAAGAGCGACACTTCCGTCTCGTTCAGGAAGTAATCGCGCATCACCGCGTCCTGGAACACGGCGGTCATCTGGCCGCTCAACAGGATCCGCCCCTCGGTGATGTCGCCATAGACGTTCGAGCCGACGATCGGCTCGGTGGTCATGTTGCCGTCGAGCGCGATCGACAGGCTGGTGACGTTGGAGGCCAGGCCGCTCTGCGCCACGAGCGCGCCGTTGACCGCGGCCGTCACGCCGGTGGTCGTCGCCGCGGTCGGCGAGGTGAAGTATTCCGCGCCGGCGTTGGTCGTATCCCTGCCGATGATGTCGAAGGCGACCGTCGCCATGCCAGTCGGCGGCAAGTTCAGGTTCATCTTGCCCATCTTGCATCCGGAGAACACCTCCGACAGCGACAGGTCGAGGTGCCAGTGCTCGATCGAGTAGGACAGATCCGTGTGCCCGCTCGAGGGCACGAACGTGACCTTGCCCGGGACGGTCACCGTGGCTGTGACGATCGGACCCTCGGCGACGAGCGCCGCCACGCCGGGGAAGAGCGAGACCGTCAGCACCGTGGCCGAGGTCACCGCATTGACGATCAGGTTCTTGTTGAGGTTCGCCGCGTTGAACGCGCCCGCGGTCAGCCGCACGATATAGCCCTGCTTGATGCCGTCGGACAGAAACGAGCCAGCGGCCCGCGTGATCGTCCAGGTCGGCCCCGAGCCAGCGATCGTGATCGAGGCGCCTGTGATCGCCGTGACGGTGGTGAAGGCTCGCCGCACCGCGGCCGCCATCCAGTCCTTGTAGGTGCCCGGGGAGAGTTCGTCCGTGATCGTGCCTTCCGCCGAGCGCATGCCGTGGCGGAAATCGTTCCGCTGGTAGGTCGGATTGATCTCGTTCGACTCATAGGTCTGCTTCTTGATCCCGAGCGTCGAGGTCACGCGCCGCAGCAGCTGCGCCGAGCCAGCTGCCGGAATCGTGCCCCAGACGGACTCGACCTTATATTTGAGCTGCTTCGCGACGCCGGTGGCAAAAGTCATTTGATGCGCTCCTCAGAGTGGCACGTCCGGCGCTCCAAGCGCCGTCACGTAAAGGACACTGAATGTCATCGTCGCCGACGCTATCGGCTTCTCGCCATCGCCGGCGAGCTCGAGCAGGCAGGTTATCGGCTGCACCCACTTCGCCCCAGGCAGCGTGGCCGAGGCGAGCGCGATCTCGACCTCCTTGCGGATCTGGTTCGCTATCGTGCGATAGGCCGTCGTCTGCTCGACCTTCGCGACCACCAGCAACTCCATGCGCCGCTCGAGCGAACGGCTGAAGCCCCACAGCTCGCCGGGCTGGGCTTCCTCATTACCCTGGTCGACCAGCAGGCAGGGAAGATTCGCCTCGAAAAGCGGATCCACGCGCGAGGCGAAGACGTTAGCGCCGGTCGTGGCGAGGCCCGTCAGCGCGGCGGCGGCCGCTGCGACGATCTGCTCGGACAGATGGTCAGCCACAGCTCAATTCTTCTGCAGCTGCAGCAGCACCGTCGCCCCATCATCCTGCGGCTGACGATCGTTGATCGTGTAGACGACCGAGTTGATCGTCAGCGTCTTACCGACGTCGCTCACCGCGACGTCCGAGGCCTTCACCAGCGCCACCGGATTCGCCGAGCTCACCCCGAGGACCTCGAGGTGGGCCGCATCGAAGATGACGTTGACTACGGCCCCGCCCTGGAGCGTCGCGGCCGTGGCGAAGTCGTCCGTGTTGAAGAAGACGTCGAGGTCCTCGGCGAACACCTTCTAGGCCGCCGGTTGGTCGCCGGCGGCGGCAGATGCTTCACCGCCGGCAGCTGCTGCCGCTTTTTCCTCTTCCAGCGCTGGCTTCGCTTCGGCCGCGGGCGCGCCGGCGACTTCCTCCGGAGCGTCCACCGCAGCCCCTATGTTCTTCAGATAGTCCGCCGTAGCCGGGTCGAGATCCCGGACATCGCCTTCCTTCAGGTTGTCCTCGACGCCGACGCAGACCCCGCGCGTAGCTTTCACTCTCATGATCTCTGCTCCTTTGCGTTTTTCCGATGTCCTCAGACGACGTGCTTTTTCCCGGCAGCGACGACGCTCACCAGGGCTGTCGGGCCCGCGGTGCCGCCCAGCGTGCCGGCGTACCCGATGAATCCTGCGGCCAGCTTCTTCGGATCGAGCACCAGCGCCTGCACGTTGTTGTTCGACGATACGGAGGTGTATGCCGACCCGCTGATATCGGCCGCGCCGCTGCCATTGGCGTCTGTCGCCGTCTGCAGCTTGCCGGCCACGGTCGGATTCGTGCCTGTGAGGACGCCGACGTTCTGTATCACGAGAATTTCGCCATCGTAAGGCCGCACGTCGAGCCACTTTCCGGAGCCGCTCGCGACGTTGGCGGAAATCGAGATAGCGTCGATCAGCGACGTCGCCGTCGCGGCCGATGCCTGGCTGAGGAGCATGATCGGATCCTTTGGGTTAAGAGACTGCGAAAGCGCGTCCAACAAAGCGCCGCCGCGGCGGCGCTTTCGAAGCCGCGTTCTCAGACCGTGTGCTTCTTCCCGAACGCCGTAATGCTGACCAGCGACGGGCCGGTGGCGATCGTTCCCACGTAGCCCAGGAAGCCGCCGGTCACCTTTCTCGGATCGACCGCGATGGACTGGGTGTTGTTCGCCGAGCTCACGATGGTGAACGTCGCGCCGGTGATGTCCGCGGCGCCCGTGCCATTGGCGTCACTCGCCGACTGCAGCTTGCCGGTGATCGAGCCGGTCACGGCCCCGACCTGCTGAATGACCAGCATTTCCCCGTCGTAGGGGCGCACGTCGAGCCATTTGCCGCTGCCGCTCGTGGCAGCGGCGGTGTTCGCCGCCGAAACGGCGTCGATGAGTGACGCACCCGAGGCTGCTGATGCCTGGTTCAGCAGCATTCGGGCCCCGGTGAAGGCGTTCTCGGCCATCGTGATCAGCTCGCGGCGATGCGCCAGCGCGAAGACGACGATGGTGATGAACACCGCGAGAAGAACGATATCGGTGAAGATTCTCATGCCACTTCTCCTTTCCTGCCGGGCGATGCCCGGCGTGATGGTGGAATTACTTCGACTTGCCGGCGGATTCCTGCCCGGAGCGTTCGCCGTGCGCGTCCTCGACGGCCCGGATGGCCTTGAGGTACCTGGCGGTGGAATTACTTCGACTTGCCGGCGGATTCCTGCCCGGAGCGTTCGCCGTGCGCGTCCTCGACGGCCCGGATGGCCTTGAGGTACCTGGCCGTCTCCTCGTCGAGATCGCGCGTCTCGCCAGGAGTGACGATCTTCCCGCCCTCGTCCTTGACCGGACCCCTCATGTTCTGACCGACGCCGACGCAGACGCCTCTGAGTGCTCTGACTTGCATGTCTTTCTCCTTGAAGATGGAAAGGCCGCGCGAGGTTCTTCCCTCGCGCGGCCGAAGGGTTTTTGTTACGAGAGATTGGTGCCGACCACCCAGGCCGTCGGATAACGCAGCATCACGTCGACCATCCACAGCGCGCGGATGCCGACCTGCCCCTGGTTGAAGCGCGTGCCGCCGGTGTCGGTGTCGAGCTGGAGAACGCCCCACTCGCCGATCACCAGGGTGTCCCACGAGCCGAACACCAGGTTGCCCGAGGCGAGCTGCTCGGAGGACATCGCGTTGAAGCCGACGCACATGCCGTCAAGCATATTGCCGACCCACAGCGGGGTGTCTGTCGAGGTGAAGCGTTGCACCTGCATGAGCCGCGACGCGCCCGCGGTATTGGTGACGAAGCCCGGATTGCCGAGGATCGCGTTCGCGCTGCCCGCGGTCTGCGGGAAGGCGAGGATCTTGGCGTAGGTCGCCGAGGACGCGTCCTGACCGCTGGTGATGCCGGTCGTGTTCTTGATGCCCAGCGGTTGCGCGCCGCCCGTGCCGTTGATCGAGGCGTTGTCCACCCCGTCGATCGCGATGTCCGCGGCCAGGTCGGCCATGACGAAGGCCTCGGCCGAGGGCGACGCCTGCTGGAGCAGCTGGATCGAGACGTCGGTGATCACGATCGCGGTCTTCGGCGTCATGGAGAGCTGGCCCAGGGTCTGGTCGGCCGCCGTCACGCTCGTGCCGCCTCCGCCCTGCCAGGTCACGCTCGGCTTGCCCGTTTGCCGCGGGAAGACGAGATTGCCCTGCAGACCGGAGAGCACGCGCGCACCCATCCGCATCGCCACCGAGCGGTTGCGCAGGATGCCGATGAAGTCCATCTGGTCGACCGCGACCAGATAGCCGCCCTTGGAGCCAGGCGTGATGTCCATGGCGCGCATGCCCATCGCGCGCCTGGCCGCCTCTTCAGGAAGCTCGCGGTGCAGGATCTCCGAGGGCACGAGAATCTTCGTATGGCCGGATGCCAGGCCCGGGTTCTTCCTCTCCAGTTCGGCGGTGCACTCGATCTCGAATGCCGCCTCCTCGCGGAACTTCGGGTCGGCCGGCTTGTTCAGATGCCGCATCGCCCGGAACAGGCTCCAGCGCTGGCTCTCCCGGCTCGTCAGACCGAGCCGCGCGGCCTCGTGCGGGCGCTGCTTGCTGCGTTCTTCCTCGACTTCGAGGATCCCGTCGGCCACCTCGCTCAGCGTGGTGCCGTCGCGGATCCACTGCTCCTCGACCCGCTGATCGATCTTGCTCGCCTTGCACAGGTTGATGATGGCCTGCCGGCGTTCCTTCTCGGCCTGAACTGCGGTGATCTTGGTTCTGGCTGCAGCGTCGGCAGCCGCCTGTTCTTCAGGTGTCATGACATGCTCCATTTGAGCGGCGGGGGCCGCGGGTTGAAGAGAGACTGCTGCTGCCGCTCGCCGCGATGCTTCCGCGAGAGCTTGTTGCTCCTTTTCGGCGTGGACGCGCGCGCGCTCGGCCGCTTCCGCGGCCGCACTCCGGCCGACGCCGACTGTCTGATCCGCCGGCACGGTCACGAGCGACACCTCGAAGGGCGTCCAGCGCGTGACGGTGTAAGTGTCGGGGCCGTCCTTGCTCTCGCCCGTGAGCTTCATGTCGTCGCGCATATAGCCGACCGACACCGACGTCAGGATCCCGTCCTTCACGTCGCGAAAGACCTCAGAGGCGCGCTGGCTGTTGCCGAACTTGACGACCGCGCGGCCCTTCCTGTCGTCACCGACCGATGCGGACTGCACGACGCCGACCCAGTCGCTCGGATCGTGATTGACCAGGAGATTCGCGCGGCCGGAGCCGAGCCGGTCGAGGTTCACTGCGTCCCTGGCATGCGAGAGGATCTCGTTGCCGTAGAAGCGCTCGACCGGCTCCTCGGACGAGAACGACATCGCGATGGTGCGCGATTGCTCGTCCACCGTGGCGCGCTCGAACATGCCCTCGAGCAGATCGCGACGCGCGCGGATCTCGTCGATCGGCACCGACTTCTTCGGCGCGGTCTCGGCTGCTTCCTCCGCTGGACTGTCCGCGCCAGGGGCCTCCGACTTTTCCTCGATCAGGTTGAGCAGCTCCGCGGCGCGCGCCTCGACCTCCTTGTCGCCCTGCTGTGCTGCGCGCGATTTCGCGGCCTCGACCCCGCGCTTGTAGACCTCGCCCGCCTTGCCGTAGGGATAGCCGTAGCGGCCCTTCGTCTTCTCGGGCTGGTCGGGATGCTCGGCGAGGTGATACTTCGCGAAGTTCGGCCAATCGTCGCCGTTCGGGCCGAGCAGCTTGTCGCCGTCCGCAGCGCTGAAACTCCATGCGCCCCCGTTGATCTTGCCCTCGGCGATAAAGCTCCTCGCCTGCGCCACACCGGGCGCATTGACTTTGACGGCCATCGGCTACCTCCGAAGTTTGACGACGCGACCGGCGGGCTGGCCGCCGCTTGGACTGGATCCGCCGCCTGCTGCGGCTTCTCCCTCGGCCACAGAAGGCTCCGAATCTCCCGGCTCGCCTTGTTGCGGGACCGGCTGCCCCGTGCCACGCTCCGAGCCCGTGACCGCTGGGATATAGACGCTCGGCGACGTGGTGAACTCGAGCTGCAGCTGCTCCTCGTCCAGCAGCTCCTGCGCCCGCTGCTGGTCGACGTCCTCGATGTCACGGCCGTCCGCAGTGGCGGCGATCACGTCCGCGCGCGTGGTGAGGCCCGCCTTGATCGCGTCCTCGTAGGCCTGGACCTCCTTGGTCGGGTCGATCCAGCCCCAGCCGCGCGCCTTGAACGCGCAGCACTCGAATTTCTCGGGGTCGAGCGCGTATTCCGCGATGCCGATCGTGCTCACGGCGCGCGCGAGCACTGCTTGCTTGAGCCAGATCTTGTGCACCTTCCAGCGGAAGTTCCTGATGAACCACTGCTGCAGGACCTTGAACGAGTCGCGGTCGTCCAGCATCGCCGCGCGCTGCGACGAGTAGTTGTGCTGCGAATAATCGCGCGACAGCGCCTCGTAGCTGATGCCGTAGCCCGTGCCCGCCGCCATTTCGCGCAGCATGGCGCGCATGAACGGCTCAAACGCCGTATTCGGGCGGTTCGGCAGGAACGGCTCGAGCTTCTCGCCCGGCGCCAATCTCTGGAACGTGCCGGCCTCGAGTTGAATCTCGGCACCCGTACCGGCGCCGGATCCGTCGACCTGCGTCACCAGCGCAGAGTTCGGATTCGGCGTCTCGATGGTGCCGCCGATGCATGCGCCGGCGCGCGCGGCGACGATCTCCGCCTCCGAGTAGCCGTCCATGTCGTTCAGCTTGCCGGCCGTGGCGTGCAGCCAGGGCTCGCCGCGCGTCTGCGGCCAGCGGTCGATGAGGCGCAGATGAATGATCTGCTCGGCCGGCACGCGCTCGACGCGGTTCGTCTGGCCGACGATCCAGCGCAGGTCGGCCGGATGCTGCTCGCGGATCCAATAGGCGATCGGGCGCCCGAACGGGTCGACCTCCACACCCATGCGCACCACCGCGCCCTTCGGGCTGGTCGCATACGGAGCCGGTATCGGATATTGCAGCTCGTCGGCGATGCGCTCGGCCTCGATCAGCTCCAGACCCAGGGGGACCTCGGAGCCGCCGAAAGCGCTGAAGTGCAGACGTATGAACGCCTCGCCCGCCTCGAATACCTGCGCCATGATGGCGCGCTCGAGGTCGGAGAAATGCAGCGCGCCACCGGTATGGCAATACTCGCCGCAGGCCCAGTCCTCCCAGGCCTCCTCGATGTCGTCGTTGACCGTCTCGCGCAGCTGGCCGCGCGTCGCCATCACCTTCGCCTGCAGGCCGATGCCGGAGCCGACCACGTTGTTCTGGATGATCACTTTCGCGCGCTTCGCGTAGGCTGCATCACGCACCAGTTGCCGGCTGCGGTTGCGCAGATTCGTGAGGCTCGAGACGAGCTCCGAGTCGGCGGAGGTCGTCGAGACGAAGCCCGGCGAGTTGAGACGCGAGGGACGCGCGGACTGATACATGCGGAAGCTGGCCGAGCTGGGGCCGTTCACGCGCACCGTGCGCGCAGGCGCGGGCGCGGCTGCCTTCGCCGCTGCCCGCCGGCGCCGCGGCGCGATCGCACGCGCAATCGATTTTCTCAACGCCTCAAGCACGGCAGACCCTCATCGGTTGAACCTCACGCCCGCCAGGCGCGGATTGCCCAAGCCGTCCGCGACGCGCTCCGCGGCGACCTCGTCGGCGACTTCCCAGCGATAACGATCTCGCCAGGGCAAGAGCTCCGTCGTCGTCATCTTCTTGATGCTGCGGCCGCCGATGGAGTACTCGAGCACATCGGCGGTGCCTTTCGTTTCGATCAGGGCCTCGATCGCGTCGAGGACCTTGCGCGCATGGCTGCGGCCATCGAGCGACGTCAGCGTCGAGGGGTCGCCCTTGACGGTGACCAGGCCGTCGTCGATCGTGACGCGAGCGCCGGTCTTCTCGACCCAGGCTTCCCAGGTATAGTCGGCCGCCGTGTAACCCGCCGTGGTCGACGGCGCGACCTGCACGCGATAGCTCATGCCGTCGCTCGCGGTGGCAGCCGTGAGCAGGATCGGCAATCCCACACCGACGACGCGCGGGATGACGCGGTATTTCAGCGTCCAGCCGTCGGTCGCCGGATAGCCGTTTACGCTCGTAGTGAAATCGAGCGTATCGCCGACGATGATCGTATCGAGCCCCAGCGTGTTCACGTGTTCTCTTCTCCAAGCCTGCGCGCCGGCGGCGTGATGTTCGCGCTGCCGAGCCGCTCGCTATCGGGTGATTCGTTCGCCTCGCCCAGCCTGCTCGGCTGCGGCGATTCGCTCGAGTTGCCGAGCCGCTCCGGCTCGGGCGCTTCGTTAGGTTCGCCCAGGCGTCTCGTCGGCACGCTGATGCGGAAATGCACCGGCGAGTCCGGCGGAAACACGCCCGGGATAAGCGGGTTGTCCGCCGTGTAGCGCCGGACGATCACCCGTTCCGGCGGAATCGGCTGCCACAGCGCTACCAACCTGCTGACCCAAGGCCTCGCCCCGAAAGGCGGGTTGTCGTTGACCAGAACGACCAGCGGATCGCGCGTCTGCGCGTTCCACCACATCTGCTCCCACGCCAGCGCCGGCGGCGCGCGCCTGGAGGCGAACGGCGGATCGTTGACCGCTGACGCCGGCGTTTGCGGCGTTCGCGGCGCCGACTGCGCGTTCCATGCCGGCGCATCCCAAGCCAGCGCGGCCGGCGCCCTGCGCGATGCATAGGGCGGGTCGTCGTTGACCAGCACCAGCAGCGGATCGCGCCGCTGAGCGTCCCAGACCGGCGCATCCCACAGCAGCGCAGGCGGATTCCTGCGCTGCGCGAACGGCGGATCGTTGACCGCCGCCGCCGGGGTCTGCGGAACGATGGGCCGCCGCTGCGCGCTCCATGTGACGTCGTCCCATGCCAGCGCAGCGGGAGGCCTCGCGAT